CCTCCATAAGCTCTAGACCCTTTTCAGGTGGAATAAATCCCTGTCCCATAAGGTCCATAAGCAGAGCCTGCTTAGCAGACTTAGAAGTAGGCAGAGCAGAACCAGCTTCTACACGAATATCTGTATTATCTCTAAGATCAGAACCCTGGAAAGTAATAACGTTAAACTGGTTATCGCGTCCAACTACCTTAACAATACGAGGAGTATCCCAGTACTGTTTAACGTAACAGAGTGTCTGATAACCAATCTTTTCGAATCCTTCCTCAATACTACCAAATGTAGTACTGAGCATAGATTCGTCTTGTTCCTGAAGGAAGCTAATAGCTGTAGCAGCAGTAACACCAGGTGGAACTTGACCCTTACTAACCTGATGCTGGCCGCTAATATCTTCAAAATCTAGAAGTAGTCTTTCTGCTTCCTGGACCACATAAGCAGGCAAGTTTTGCAAAGGTAGGGGTTGTGGTGGAGGAAATCCGAGTTTATAAAGAATAACCTGACCCGGTTCAGTATTGATTTTAGAGGCATCAATACTTCCTTCCGCTGCCATTAGTTGAGGATGAGCCATACGGTTCTTAGCCTCAATCATTTGGCCACGTGTACGGTTATACTCACGCTGAATAGGAATAAGGTCATTAACTACGGAATCTGCATAAAAGCGTCCAGTAGGTAGGTGTTCAAATTTAACAAAAGGATACTGCTGATGGAGGTATGGATTACCCTCAACCATCTGAACAATTTGATCTGCAATAATGGTGTACATACCACCATTAGGCATAAAATCAACCTGTCCAGGCTTAACCCATACCTCATAGCAAAGGATAGCATTCTTACGAAAATCGGCTGCGCCTACAAGATTAAGGAAGCTATCATTAAGTACATCATTAGCTTCCATCACATTAGGCTGAGCCTTAATATTTGGGTAATGTAGCTTAACCCATTCAGGTGATTTAGTCTGAATATGAATAACATAAGGCTGATCTTCAATCTCCTGCGCCATCATATCAGGCACAAAAAGATGAAAAGGAGTTACATTTTCATAAGTAAAATCTCCTTGGTTACCCTCACGATCAATCTTCTGAGGGTCCCAGTAAGTTTTCATAAACCCATTACCGCAGGTAAGAGTCCAAAGCATTGTTTGCTTAAAGGTATTCTTAATCTTTTTACCGCGATAAACTGAATCCCAAATCTGCTCCCCTGCCTGCGCAGCAGCAGTATCCTTATCTTCCCCTGTAGCAGGAACAATAGTAGCCGTAGGCTTTTGAGCTGTTAGCTTAGCAAGTTCCGTACGGATGATAGGACGGATCCTATTAATAACAGGCCGAGCACGATAGTAAGGAGCCGGAGGAATATAGAGCCTCACCCCTGTAGCCGCAGAACTAGCAGAACTAATCGGGATTACTGCTACGTTCTGCTTACCAATATAAAAAGCAAGGTTAATATACCACTGACGCTCTATCTGCTGTCGCATAGTACGACAACGCATGTGCGCAGATTTAGTCCACTCAATTACCTTATTATTAAAATCTTCTTGCTTTGAATTTTTAGCAAGCTGCTGGAGCTGCTCATCACTATACGATTCATTACCTGGTGAGGGTTCAGTAAGGCTCATAACCTCCTCTCTTAAATGAGCTTATCAAATCCACCAAAGTCCATGATTGCATCATCTGGACTATCATAGGCTCTAGTAGGATCAACACCCTGAGATGTATAAAATTCAGCCAAACGATTGGCTACAGAAGCATCGTCATTAGCCCAATTTTCAGGACTATCTATAGGGAACTTACCTTTATCAGTCGTCAAAGTCTGAAGAGTCGAAAAGGTCATCGGATCCTTCGACGTCAACAGATTCGTTAGTCTCTGATTCTCCTTGTGCTGATCCTTCAATATCTGATTCGTCGCGTTTATCACCCGTATCGCGATCAATCCGCATATTACTAGGGTGAAGAACCATGCCAAAACCAGGATCAGGAGAATCCAGAACATTCTTAATAGCTTCCTCAAAAGGAGCGTACTTAGCTGCTAGCTGATCGTACTTAACTTGTAGTTCTCTAAGTTCAGTGTGAAGGCTATCAAAGCTGGCTACAGGAATGTATTCACTAGCTTCTGCAACTTCTACAATACACTCAGTGCATACATAGACTGCCCCATACCACTCAATCTGCTTACCGAAGTCAATAAACTTACGCTTATCGTCTCCAGCACTACCACAGACAAAACAAGTGCCAGGAGCTAGTACGGGCGTATCTAGTACCTTAAACCTAGACTGCGCCGTAAGCATTACTCAAAGTCCGAATTATCAAAAAGGTCTTCGTCATCATCTTCAGACTTAACCTTAGATTCGGAATAGTCAACAACAGTAGGATTACCGTTGGACATAACCTGAGCAGGAACCTTACCCTGTCCCTGAACCACTACCGCATCAGTATCAGGATCGTGCATATTAACAACGTCCTGAGTAGTAGAAGGTACAGCCTGAGCAGGCGCAAAAACGGGATAGCGGATCTCACGCTTAGCTACAAGCGGCTCACGCTTATCCATACGAGCAGCCTTATCCTCAATAGTCTGGAGAGCTTCCTCATCCAGAAAAGTTGTAGGATTAGCCTCACCCAAAGTAGGGTTAGTAAACAGCTTCGGGTTAGTATTAACGAGACGAGCCATTAGCCTCCGACTTTTAGTAGTCTTCGTCATTTATAACAGTGTTATTCCACACTGTCTTTCTCTTCAGAGCATCCGGGTGGAGATTAGGGTCTATGTTGGGCTTGTTAGCCCACTTAGCACTATTTCCACCAATATTAGGCAACTGCGCCTTTTTATCTGGCATAGGCGGCAATGGCTTTAGTTCTGGCAGAAAAGAAAACATGTAGCGTGCTGAATCACAAGCATGGTCATTCTTCTTATGAATTTGGTCATAAGGGTTATTCTCAGCTTGTTGTTTCTTAGACGCCCAAGTCTTCCATCTCAACCTCTGTATCTCTTTAATCAGATTAGCACAGTTCGCCGTGATGAGCCAGTTGGGTTTTCCATCAGGCCCATTATCGATATATTGGTTAACTTTAGCTACACCAGTTAGTACATCGTTATTACCAAGTGCCATACCAATACCACGCATAGCATACTCGGTCTGAATAGACGTTCCAGTAACAGCCTGACGCTGAGCTAGCGCGGGATCACAAACCCTAATATCAGGCGCCTTACCGAACTCAATTTCACGGTTCTTAATTACTTCACAGTGGTAATCAACAGTACCCTCAGCCTCATAATGCTCAGCAAAGGTAATAACTCGACCATCTTTATCTACCACATGCCAAAGTACTGCTGTAGGATTATTGAAACCATGGTCAAGAGACATGTACCACTTATAGTGAGGTCCCTTAAATTGTTTAGGGTCTATAGGGTCGATAACATGTGTAGGTATAGAGAACTTTTTGTATACAAGACCACCACGAGTTACAAATTTACCCTGACCTCGAATTTTACGTTCTTCTTCACTAAGTTTACCAAGAAACTCTTCTACTTCTTCTGAATCCAAATGAGGGTTCTCTTCCATACCCACTTCAATAACTTCAATAAGTGGGTGGAATCCTCCCAGGCCCGGCTCGTACAATTGGTCATAAATCCAGGCCATACCTTCAACTGGCGTAAGGGTAAACCACTCTCTACCTTTACGGTCAATAAGTCGTGCTAGATTTTCAATCCTGATATCTTCTGGAGGTTCCTCATCGTAATGGATAAAGTCACGACTAGTACCAGCAAATTTATCAAGATCCTGGTCGTAACTCATAAGTTCTACAAAAGAGCCATTTTCAAAATTAAGCGTACGCTCCATAGAGTCATAAGCTGAAAACCAAGAACCCCCTCTAAGCTGACTAGGAGGGACCCATTGTTTAAGCTGAGGAATAATAATCTTGTTAACACCGTTAGCGAAGTCAACAGAAACAATACGTCCAGCTACAGGGCGGTTAGGGGTCTCGATATACGGATGACGCTGTGTAAGCCACCATACATCTTCAACTATTCCACCTGTAGTTTTGCCAGACCGGTTTCCACCAATATAAAGACGAGACTTCTTTTTAGACTTGTGAAAATTTTCTTGCTTGGGGTGGGGAACATACGAGTTCATATCGGGTGCATACGCAACTCGTGTTAGGCCTTCAGTAAGTTCCTTAATAGCCTCGGCTACAGAAGATATATCTTTGATACTTTTCTTAGGCATTGAAGTACCAATGTGCGGAGTTATTATAGTGCAGGCCGTCTAGCCAAACATTCTGAGAGATGCCATTATTAGTATTACTAAACCGTAGTGAGCTGTAGCCTAGATTGTCAAAGTACATACGTCCACCTACATACCCAGCTTTACCAGTACCACTCATAATAGGATTAACTGCAAGAGTATGCATAAAATTAAGGCTAGGACGAATACCCTTAGGAATATTTTTAAATACTACCTCAGAGGTATTAGTTACTATCCCAGGAACCTTAGTCCTAATAGCGCCGCGCCAATGGCACCAACCACGACTGTCTAGAGCTATTTGAAAATGCTTAAGTGGATGTAGTTCCCAGTCAAAAGTATTTTCAATACAAGTAGCCGGTACAGTAACCCAAGGAGAAATAATTTGTTGAATAGGTCGCCAGTGCCAACCCCAGTTAATATCCTTAGTAACTAGTAGATAATTGCTAGGCCAGGTATTGCCACCTGCAACATCGTTTCTAAATACACGATCACCAATCTCATAATCTCCTGCTTGAGGCAAGTCTCCTCCAGCAGGAATAATAGTAATATTGTTTCTAGGCTCAATAATCTTAAAATTATCAGTAAGGTTTTTCTTAACATCTGACATAGAGTCAGAGCTGTCTGGATAGAAAAACGGGTAGCCAGCCATTAATACCACCACTCAATACCATCTAGCATAACGAAGTTCCCTCCGCCTGCATCACCTTGGTATCTAACACTAATAGCTACTCTAGGTGTTGGGATAGTTTCAAGATGTATCCAAATTATAGCTGAAGCGAAACCATTAGCTGTAACAATCTGACCTGTTGCACCTTGCGAATAAGATTCACCATCATTAACAGGGGCAAGCGCAGATTGAATAGCTAGATCTGAAGTAATTTCAAGAGTTGTACCTGTAGGCCAGGGATCAGCAGCAGCGTTATACTGCACTCCCCCACGCAATACTACTCTACGTGAAATAGCATCAATTCTAGCTTCAGGTTCATAAAAAGGCCTAATTGCACGTGGTGCTCTAATTTCAATAGGCTGCCACGTAGTCCAAGCTGAAATATGGTTAAGTGATCTAGCCCACTGACTACCTGTCCATACAGCAATCCTATGGCCAGATTCTAGATGTTCTGGATCAAAAGCTTCAGTACCTATAGGTACTGGAATATCTCCAAATTCAGCCGGCTGATGATTAAATGGTTCGATCTTATTAGCTACATCTTGCCAGTTAGCATTAAGCTGTGTAGTATAATCTACTGTTTCATCATTAGGAGGATCAGTGACATAGTTAAAGTTAAAATATGCCAATTACACCTCTTCTTCAATAATAATAATCTCTTCACTAATATCTTCTGGTTGACTAGGCGGAACAAACGGAGGATCGGCTACAGGGGAAGGAGGTCCAGGTTCCTCACTAGCTTCTCCTCCACCGATATTAAGTGGCATAACTACTCCTGATATGAATAGTAAACGTCATTCAATGACAAATACTTTTCAGTTGCCTGTGTCGCGACGCCTCCATATTTACAAAACTCTAGACGCTTATCCGCAGCACCTTGTGCGGGTATATAGACCCTAGCACATTGGAAATCTCCTCCAGAAGCATTACCACCCCAGATAGTAAAATACCTAGCATCTATAGGGAGCAACGAGTCTGGAATAGTCATAAACTTAGTAGTAGTGTTGGCTGGGAGATTGTCTGCTCCCCCATTAAGCACTAGTTTCCCTCTAAGGTGTACAAAGCCGTTAAAGCTGGAATAAGCAATACGATCTGCATTAAGGTTCATACTACTGTAGCCATTATAGAAAGTAATATCTGCATTCCAAGGATCTACCCAAGCATTTACATCCTGGTAAATACCACCATCATCGCGATAGTGCCAAATGGAATTGGTATATTCTTTATACCATTTGAACCCAACGTCTTTAGGCAGTGTAGAACCACCAATAGTAGGTTCATCGGTCATTTGGTATTCAATTAGAGGACGTGCATGAGTTTCAGCTCTAGACAGATTGTAGTTGAGATCTTGATCTACGTTAATAAGTTCAGAACCGTCAATTAGGTAGAATTTCTGATTAGGTGTATATTCACCCATCGAGCCTCTTCAGAATCTCATCAAGCTTCTTATTAATAACGTCCTGCTGCTCAGCAATCCAAATAACCAGGCTAATAGGGGCACGATACTTATTAGTTTCTCCGTGACCCTTGGGAGCAGCAGCTACATCCAAATCCCAAACTTCACGATAAATCTGAGTCTTCTTAGGGTCATTACTCACAGGCTTAGGTCCTATCTTCTGTCGCTTACTAATATCACTACGTACTCGGTCCATGTCCTTCATAACTCTGGACCTAATACCCGGGTCCCACTTACCAGGCTGCCATTCTCCATGGCCTATTTCAGACTTTTCATTCCAACCATGGAAGTCATTAATAGCGCAAGAAAGGAGAATCCCAGTCTCATATTGAGCCTGAGTCATGTCATGACTACCTGAGTACCAAAACTCAGCACCATAATACCGAGCATTACCATCGGTATTAGTTTCGTTATCCGTTGGCAAATTAGTTTCTGCAATAACGGCATCGAGAACATCGTCATCACCACTACCAGCGTGATTAGCACGTCCCCATCCAATAAGCCAACAAGTACCGTCCTGAGCGATACCAAAATGACAAAGTGGTCCGGGAAGATCTGAATAGCCCTTACTCAGAAGTATTCTCTGGTCTACATTATCTGAGCCAGTATGATGCCACATAAAACCATGAACCGGACCCCACTTGCCCTTGTGGTTACGATTATGGTTCTTCCAGTCACCATAATGCTTGTACTTAATGCCCCACTTATCGAGTTGTCTAAGAAGCTGGCTAGAGGTCATGGGATCAGCCATCATACCTGCCTAAAGTTAATAAACTTCTCAAGTAGACCAACTATATCATTAACAGTCGGGGCTACAGGGATTGTCCACTCTGCTCTAGTTTTTCCAAGATTAACTGGGTCCATTTCTAGTGGACCAATTTTCTTAGATGTAGAACCATCATGATTATGGTCACCAGGACTAGCCTGATTATGTTTAGGCCCTAGCGTGTGATGCAGGGAACGAGGCCCCATATCAGTGTCTGCACGGTCGTGTGCCCGCCTCGATTCAGCCGGAGCATCAGAGGACCACTTCGATCTGTCATTATCAGCAGTGTATTGTTGACCAAATTGATCCGGCATATGATCGTCAGAACGTCTAAATTTATTAACATCAAATTTAGTAGGTGTTAGTTCATGAGGATTCTTCTCACTCACAACAATTCACCTCTGGTTGACGAACTCGGAACAATCGAAGATTTGGCTACAGGGGATCCTGACTCTATTGCAATTTGGCTAAGTTCTACTGCCAACTCATTAAGGGTATGCGGGTCTCTAACGCGACGCTGGATAGCTTCTAGTACTCGACCGATAACCATACGTACGTTAACTTCGTTTTCAGCGTTAGGGTTGTATCGGCCAGTAATTTCGTAGTAAAGTTTAATAGAGGCAGTGTTACCTTGTTTAACTCCGCGCAAGAGGCCCATATGAGCCTCATGTGTTGAGTTATCTAGCATTAGCTCAGAACGCTGCCTTACATACTCTGCAAAATTCCTATTAAGCATCCACGCGCTAAATTCCTCTGTGGATACCCCAATATCCCTAAGCTTCTTCTCATCACTACGCCTATCAGTAAGATTAAGCATAGTAGCTACAGCAGCTAGCTGCTTAGCACTAAGAAAGTTATCAGTAGGAATCCCCCTGGATTCCATAGACGCTGCGAAAAGCTTGTTAGACTTAAGAGAGTCCAAAGCATCTTTAGTGACTTCATTAAATTTAAGAAGCTTGAGATACTTAAGTATATCACCGTCATCGGGCAAAGCGCCAGTCATTCCATAGATATGCTCTACATAATTAACTGATGCCCTTTGCCATGGTTCAAGGAATTCTTGCTCAGTCCCAGTAGTCACTAGGCACCTCATTTACTTTTTGAACTAGCTTACAGCGCTTATTAGCACACTCCCAGTGCTGTACGCGGCTATTCCAAAAGAACTGGTGATGGCAATACAACGCTTCACGCTCTTTTTCTAGCTGACGTTGTTTAATGCGATTGGTGAGTCTTTTTAGCATTGCAACCCTTAAGCAAGCACTTTTCATATTCTTTACGGAATACATGCACATGTTTGGCTACAGGAGTAGGTGAGGAGTTAAGCAGGTGACTAATTACATCCTTAATAATACGTTCATCGTTCACTAGTAACAAACCCCGTTCCAACTAGATTAAGATTAGTCAAAACTTTCTTAAGTTGATTAGGCATAGTGTAAGTCTCACCTTCCTCATACTCTGTTACAGGTCCGGGATGTAGACACATATCTACACAAAAGGAATGACTACTATTCCAGTAATCACTACGCCACTGAGTAAACACCTTGTGATAGTAAATAACACCATGATGTCTAAAACTTGGTTGACTAACCAAATCATGCTCAGAAACTTCTAGAGGACGTACTGCCTTATTAAGTTTGTTAGATTCTCGCTGCTGCCATTGCCACTCGCGATAAAGTTGCATAACCGCGTCAGAGGTTACAGGCTTATCCAAGTGAGAATTAAGAGTCTCTGTAGCCCAGCTAAGAAGCTTCTCATTAGGCTTATCATAAAGACCTTGCTCAACTCTGGATAGATATTGGCGGCTTACGCCAATTTTTCTGGAAAGGGCCATTGAGGAGTAGCTTGAAAAATATCTGGCATAAGTAATTGGATTCATGAACTTACCTCCGTAATGGTTCTATAATAAGTGGTTTACAGACCAATCGTCAACTCGTTTAATAGCTAATACCATAAGGGAAATACGGGTGGAATTTTTTGACAACATGAGGGGCGCCCCATAGTCTTAAAGCACAACAACAAACCACGCCACTAACGGAGGAAACTAATGCGAGTCATTATCGCGCTGATTGTCTGGACGCTTAGCCTTATGCTTCCCAGCAACGTAGCCGTTAGTGATCCCGTTATTATTCCTCCCATGCCGCAGTACTCCCCTGCCGTTATTGAAGAGCAGGAGTGGACCGAATACCACTCCGACGCGGTTAAGGAATACGAGGATGAGTTTACCGCGCTCTTCAATAGCTACGAGATTAAGCGTGCGAAGAACAATGCGCTTATGATCCGACGCGGCAACAGTGGCTCCTACAAGTTCGCAAAGAAGGGCTGAAGATAATGGAGTTCTACGTAAAGGTTAACGAGACTTGCTGGACTGACTCTAATGAGGCTGAGGTTAATAGCCTTCGAACTCTCTTTCCGGAAATCGTATTCCGTGCCGAATATAAGGGAATCGACCTTACGGCTGAATACATCGCGACGCAACGGCAGCGATTGATCTACGGCTAGTGACCGAGGTATTAGGCGCAGCATTAGTCTTCGGATTAGTGCTGCGCCTAATATCCGGCCACTGGAAATACGGGTGGAATTCTTGCCAGTCGTCTTGCCAGGCCATAAGCTGAGCACAGCTCCTTGAAAACTCCATAGCCCGACCTAGACCAGGCACTAATAAGTGCGTGCGTAACTAAGTGACCAATCCTTAGCAGCGATTCGCGCGCCATAGATTAGACCGTTTGGTTAGTAGGTAGCCCTATTGCTTAATGCGTAAAGGGTGAGGCTATGAGAGTACGTTTATTGAGAACTCAACAGCGCGCGCCGTAGTTATCGCGATAGCGATTAATTAGGTGATCTGGCCACTCGTTATTCCCGAGTGTTAGACGCGGCAGCCTAATTAGTCCATTAATCGCGATAGAGGTTATGACGTAATAGGCACACTCTAGCCATTTAGTTACGTCCATGAATTACGTGAATTAAGCACATTCTGTTAGGTGAGGATAATAACTCGACCAAGACACCTATGATTAGCGTCGCGTAATGGCTTAGCTAATTAAGTGAAACTCAGTCGTTAATTATGAGTCCTTGCATGGGTATGGAATTGTCAAAGGTTCCATACCTACTCAGGGAAAGGGTGATCCCTTCCAAAACTCACCCAAGTGATTGCCCTAGGGGAATGCGTAAACCACGCCAATGGTGTATTCTTTTCCCTAGTAGGAAACCCATCGAAAGAGAAGGTCATCATGGCTGAGAACGCTACTGCTCCCGCCGCCCCCGCTACCCCTCCGGCTATGTCGGATGAGGATAAGGCGAAGGCTTATGCAGCTCTTTCTAATGAGATGCGTGAAGCTATCGATAATCTCAACAAGGTTATTGGCGAGCACAACGTTAAGGTCGAAGCTGTAAAGGCTACGGAGTCTAACGACCCGAAGCTTATTAAGGCTGAGATTTATGAGCAGAACAGCGGCAATAACAACAAGCTTGCTGTACTGCGAAAGAAGGAACTCCAGCTTCAGGATCAGATTGAAAAGATCCGCAAGGAAGCTTATGAGGTCATTGATAAGGACGGCCTTATGCCTGCTGAACTTAAGCCTGAGCAGGTGGAAAAGATTAAGGGCGAAGTTGCCGCTTCTAGCACTGCTATTAAGCAGCAGACGGCAGCACTTACGCAGTTTGAAGAGATGCTGCCTATGTACAAGGGCAAGCTTCTTATCCACATTAACGAGGTTAAGACTCGTCGTGGAACGGGCAGTAAGTCCACTGCTAGTGGTGAGGGCCCTAAGCGTCCTCGCTTTAAGCGCATCGAGATTAACGGCGTTATTGAGGACGATAAGGGTAACAAGGTCTATACCCTTAACGACGATGGTAGTAAGAAGTTCACCTTTACTGGTGCTGCTAACTACCTGAAGAAGCACCACAAGGGAATCAAGATCGGGAGTAAGGACCTTACCGAAGCTTACTTCGGTGATAAGGACTCTCAGGATGAACTCCCCGACACGGTTACGTTCACTGTTCCTCACGTCTTTAAGGATGAGTCGGGTAATGAGCACACCGTGAACTACGAGATCAAGGCCACAAAGTAATCCCTGATTAGTGGCACATTAGTGATAGCCCTCCGGCCCATTACGTAAGGGTCGGAGGGTTTTCGCTATCAACCCCTAATCACTAAGGAATAGTAAATGACTAAAGTTCAGTATTTCATTCGGGGAATTCTCGATGGGGAAGTTACCTTCTACCCTGTAGATCCCGAAGTGGTAAGTCTCGAAGAAATCAAATCAGTCTGCGAAAAGATCTCAAGCATGAGCCTCATTAAGTTGGAAAACGGTAAGAAGACCACCCTTTAGTTCAGGCGAATATCAGCCCCGTTGACCACTAGGTTAACGGGGTTTTTTGTTTGCCGACATTAGTTAGCTAGACTCACTAATAAGTGAGAGCACATGCTCTGCATGGAAATTCTTGACCGGCCGATTTGGAGTTAATCATGTGCATTAAGTGCGAGCCCACTAAGCCCAATCAGGTATCTTACCGTGAGGTGCCTATTAGGCTCATTCAGAAAACATACAATGAAAAGCAGCGAATCAAGTCTTATGGTGAGACTGTATTGAAAGTCGAATGGTTCTCACACTCGGGTAAGTTCTACAGTTACATTACCTTCGGGTATTTCGACGGATACCAAACCCAAACTGATTTCATCCAAGTCGCAGACTTTTAATATTAAACCCCCGTTAATCTAATAAGATTAGACGGGGGTTTTCTTGTATACAGTGTAAGGTCAATTACGACTAGAAATTCTGGGCACCTTAAATGGTCATCAATAAGCAGATCATTAAGACTACTTCTACTCAGAACAGAGTAATTAACTGGGCAACACATAATATGACGTCGCTTCGCTCCTCTGGCTACAGGGGGAATCTGAGTTCCCTTATTATCGACCGAAAGGTTTCCAAGTGATTTACTACTATCTCTTTATTACCATTCTCTTCTTCGCTATCATGGCCAGCCTTTATCTCTCCGATTAACTAATCTCTTCTATTGTCCCTTTCAAAGGGTCAAACAGACATATGGCTACAGGAGGGGGTATACCTCATCCTATTGGGTGATACCCCCTCCTAATGGCCTATTCTGATGCATACTAGTGCATTCTCTATTATTTATATAATGACAGACATCGGGCAAATTTACTCCTCCTCCGTCAGGTAAGATTTGCCCATGCCAGGGGGTTAGAGGCACCCCCTTTGACGTGCTAGTTTGTCCTTGTCCCTTTGAAGTGTCCCTAACCCATCGCAAAGGGGTGCCCTTAACTAATGCAAATCAGGCGACAGGGTCCGGAGAACTAATTTTGTCAAAACCCATCGATGTTGAGTACAGAGCTGCTATCCTTGGGGCATTCGATAGCTACACACTCCGTACGGTCAAAGAAATTAATAATCATCTTCAAAACATGGGGGAATTTAAAAGTTATCGCTCCACCCTAAGAATGCTAGACAAACTAGTTAATGAAGGGGTACTAAGTAAGCTACCGCGACGGGGAGATAAGCACGCTCTTGTCTTCTCTAAGCTAGTGTTTAATCACAACGTAGTTCACTTGTCTAATGCTAATCAAGAACTTCTTGAGCTTGGTTCATTCATCCAATATGTAATGGACTGGGATTCTGATGGCATGCTTAGCAAGGGGGCACAAAATGCACTTAAGGTATGGATACTAGATACTCTAGCCAGTGCGGTACCTGAAGCTTTTGAAGATAAGCGCGATATTCCAGATCCTAACCATATAAAGCGTAAGCTTAAGGGCATGCTTGATATGACTGGAAAATTGCACGGTTTCATTAAAAGCTTTTTGGACTCCGAGGTATTCTCTCCTGTAGCCAGAGATAATTTGGCCCAGGAATTTAGAGAATCACCTGAAACTATGAATCTACTTATTCAGATTGCAGAAGAAAGAGACGGAAGGTCTACCTAATGTTCTATATCAAGTTCATTAACCTTACTGAAAACACTATTGAATTCCAGGCTGAGTATGAATCACTGTTTGATGCACTTAGGGTATGTAAGGAAACTAATCTTTCTTCTAGTTACCACAGGCCTGCTATGAGTGACTCGTATTTTAATGAGCACTTGTTTGAGTTGCTCACTAGCGCGATGGTGTATACGGGAACTAGTACTCCCGATCATCCTGCGGGTGAAATCATGATTACTCTTACTAAGGACTCAGATAAGGAGTCAGTTTATTCAGCTCTAGAGATGCCACGTATCCCTAGTCAGAGTGCTGTTACTCCTGTAGCTGAAGACTTTAGTCCTGAAGTAGTGCAGGCTCTTTACACTAAGCAGTCATCTAGTCCTCTTGAGGATTTGGCTCTGAAGAACATCGAAACTAAGAAGCAGTTCGTAGCCCAGTTTACTGAAAATGCTCAGGATAATCTTAAGAGCATGGGAGAGTCTTTCTACGGACCAGATGAAAACTAACATACCATTGCGTTAGTAGTACCCAGCTATTAGCGCAGGACCCGTCTTGGTGGTAGTAATCAGTCATCTACTCCCCCAGTAGCGATTACTAGGAAGTTCAACTCTTCCCGGGTCCACTCCCCCTGTAGCCAATTAGGTTAAGGACTGATTATGCAAGTTCCTCGTAATCAATTGTTCCCTTCTTATGAGGGTTTGGCTCTTATTATTGAAGAGCTTAAGGTTTCACTGGTTGTTACGGATGCTGACGGTACTATTACCATCTTCTTCCAGGACCCTGATAAAGAATACATTGTCATTACTCCTGTAACTGACTAGAATTAAGAGGTTTTATGCCTACTTTGCACCAAATCTTTGGGCATGCTGTTACAGATGAAGAACAGCAGCTTATTATAGTACGAGATCGTAAGCCTGGTCAGTGTAGTTTCATCGAAGCTATTGATGAGACTCCATTTATTAGGCGTTGTACTAAGTCTAAAGTCCATCATAAGAAGGTATGTGAGAATCATGCCGAAGACTAAGTGGCTAGTTAGAGTAGCTTACATCGACACTGAGACTAGACTTATTGTTGATGAGGTAAGGATTATGAGTGACGTTGCATCATTAGAGGAGGTTAATAAACTCATAGAACTAAACCCTGTTAAGTATCGGATGCTGGTTAAGTACAGCAGAACGCGATACATCGAGGGTGGCTTTAGAGTAAGACTACGAAAGTTCATCTCCAAGGATGAATTTCCCCCTGTAGCCGAGATTAGTGAGTGGCTGCAAAAGATTAAGGATACTAACGGTCATGTGTAAGGGAGTTGACTAATGAATAACCTCTTCAATATCCGGAGTAATTCTTCTTTTGAACGAGCACTAGATGTCGAACTTTTGGATTCAGAGGTATGTCTAGTTATTCCTCACATTGGTTCCTTTAGTATTGACAATCTAGCGGCTGCTGAAAAATTGCGAGACATTCTTAATGCTTGGATTACAGTCAAGCAACTCGAAGAAGACGAGGTTAATAGTTGAACTACTATCAAATCAACCTAATTAAGCTAGCTGTAAAGCTTGCTGAATCTTCGAAACTTACAGTAGATGAAGTAATGGAGATTATCTACTGTAATGAAGACGATGCTCAGAAGCTAATGCACGAGCTTACCCTTATCGGACTGGCAACATGGAATCCGGTTTATAAGGGTACTATAGATCGCAATCCTGCTTTCGTTTAAAGGATGGGAAATGGCTAAGCAAATTGTCATTGTTGATAGTGAAGGAAACTTTACTATTGAAGAAGCCAATGTAAATGGACATCCCCATAGGAGTATTTCAAGAGTGCAGAATGCAAAGCTTATCCTCGGTATTGACGTAAATGAGCACGGGCATACTGAAATCGATGTAATTAAAACTCGGGGTGATGTTTACTTTATTTAGTTAGACCAAGAGGTCGGCAATCCGGTAAGGAAGAGTAATAGAGTACTAAGGATTGATTGAGTACTGTAGCTTCCAGTGTTACTCTTCACCTCCTTAAGGTCCCGCATGCGGTACATAATGAAATATGAGGGGCTTCTGTGCGTTCCACCTCAAGTAATTATGTTTCAGGTTCGACTCCTGACGGGACCACCGATAACCACAAGGGTTATCTGACTAGAAATAAACGAGGTTTCGAAATGGCTATTTCTCAGGACCTTCACAAGGCTATTGTTATCGTCACCTCCTCTAAGGAAGAGATGCCCTCAATTGCCCTTAACTTCGGCTTTAAGGAGATTGCCGATGCTATCTACTTCGTTAGTGAGCAGGTAACCGAAGAGGTCGCAAAGAAGGACTACATTGTTGAGGCTCTCGATGATGGAGCACTTATCGACGATGTTAAGTACCAGATTCTTGACATCGAGTCTTACCTTGACCTTTACGAGGCTGAAGATGACAACAATGAGTAATCCTCATATCGAACTCCAGCCACTAGTTGATCATATGGAACGTGATGATGTAGATTATTACGAACTATATGATGGTAGTTGGGATAATGAGGAGGAATAGTGTTTACCTTCGAGGATCTCGAAAAAGCCGTTATTGAAGCTAAAGCTAACGGCATTAGCGCGACGGATGTTGTCGCATTTCTCAACACGGAGTCAAGAACTATCCATATTGTCAAGGGTATTAGTTCAGAACCGCAGACTAGTGTAGAAGGTAGCCCTACTTCGGTAGGCGGTACTTTCTGGCTGACTGGTACTGAGTACTAATTAGGTATTGAGGGTCGATTACCAGGTAAGAGTTAGTGTAGTGCGGCAGTGGAGTTACCGAATACTCCTTTAGGTAATGTAGCCGTAAGCGTTTGGCGCTTTGCTAACCACCCTCCCCCTGTAGCCAGATTAGATTAAGAGGAGGTTATGAGTAAACTACATCATGACTATTGTATATGTGGTAAGCAACTAGTCTTTAAAAATGAACAACAAGCACACGCCTTTATTAAGTCTCGCAAAGGTATAGAGCTTGGGCTTATCAGGTATTACAGATGTCGAGAAGCTAATAAAGTTCATGTTACTTCTAAGCTAGCAAAATCTGAAACTCAAGTATTGCCCAGGGTTGCAAGGGAGCTGCACCAAGAGATGGCAACTGTAAAGCAGTTTGTAGTTGACTATATGACTACAGCCTACAGAAAGAATAACAGTGTAGAATTTACCACTTCAGAAATCAAAAAGAAGTACCTTAAGCAGTTTCCCACTGGGAATGAGGGATCTGTAGCTACAGCAGTATTCGCCCTTAAGAAGGATGGTGTTATTGTAGATCTTAATAAGCCCGTACCAGGCGCTGCTAATAGTCGTGCTTCTTTCTTCACTCTCGCTAAGATCATGGAAGAGGAAACTAAGCCCGTGAGTAAGACCGTTAACATTCCTGTACAGCCTCAAATTAAGCCCACTCCTGCTACAGTTGCTAATCCTTTTGATAAGGTTAATTCACAGATGAGTGAGTTGCTTAACCTTGTTAAGGGGTTGGCTCAGGGCTACAGTGAACTTGCAAAGCGTTCCCCTGAAAAGAGCGATATTGGTCAGGCTATTCTCGATGTTTCTAGGGTTATTATTGATGAGCAGCGTAACAACAAGGATCTAATCCTTGAAAAGCTTAACAAGCCCACCCCAGTGGAAATTGACGCTGAAATTATCGCAGAGGCGGTTAACCTTAAGCTTAGTGATGTAGCTAATGAAGATTCGATGATCTACCGAATTCGTGAAGAAGTATCTGAAATCACAGATCGTGAATCTAAGTGGATTGTAGAAAACATCGCTGTTCCTACTGATGTAACTAACCAGAATGACTATCGCGCTGGTATTAAGGAAGGTATTAGGCTCTCAGTCGAAATGGGTCTTATGGTTCGTGACTCTGAGTAATCAACCCTGTATGGTATACTGATTAGGGTCGTTTGAAAGAGGCTACAGGGGAGTGGTTGTGACTACTCCCCTGTAGCCAATTCAGACTATCCTGGCTAATCAATTAAGGAATATTACTATGGCAACTATTGAAATTCCGGAAGACCCGGAACAGCTCGAAGCTTGGGTTAAGGAGAGGGAAGCTGAACAAAAGAAGCAGACTGAAGAAATTAGCAGGATTGCTAAGGATATTCAGAAAGATCTAGCAGAAGAACAAGAAGTTCGTGCTAAGTATGCTGAGCTTGCTAAGAGGCGTAAGCAACGAGAGAACGAACGTGACCGTATTAAGCAGCAGGCTAAGGCTGAAGAGCTTGCAGTAATTCAGGCTAAGCGTAAGCTTCAGACATTTAAGTCTGAGGTAGCTATTAACCAGCAGCTTAAGGAAGAGGCTGCAAGGTTTGATGAGATTACTCAGCGCCATAAGTGGCGTGAGTTTGCGTTTAATCACCAGCTTGAAGGTGCTAGGCGTCTCGCTACTGCTAAGCGAGGAATCCTTGGCGATAAGCGAGGACTGGGTAAGTCTCTGACTTCTCTTATCTGGGCTGACATGCTTAATGCTCAGAAGGTTATTATCTTTGCGCCTAAGGATGTTCTTCTTAACTTTAAGCGTGAGATTGAGAATTGGACTCCTCACCGTCATGTGGGAGTCATTAGTGGTATGCCTAAGTTCCAGCGCGATATGTTCTTGAGCATGCTTAAGCACGAATCACAGTTCCTTATCCTCATTAATTACGAGGCATGGCGTCGCGATAAGGCGTTGTTGGAATCCCTTAAGGAATTGCGAGCTGATACTGTCATTATTGACGAGGCTCACAATATTAAGGAAAAGAAAACTTCAGCTTATCAGGGTATCCGAGACATTGTTTACGCTGTAAATCAGTGCAATCAGTGTGGTGGTACTACTGAAAAGTACACGCACTACGTTACTCAAACTAGGCGTACTCGCTGTAGCCAGTGTCTTAGTGAGCCTGAGACTTTTAAGGATTTCTGTAGTGTAAAGAATGTCTTGCCTATGACAGGTACGGCTATTCTTAATAAGCCGCAGGATCTGTGGACGCTTCTTAATCTTGTAGATAGGGAGCTGTTCCCTTCAGAACAGTACTTCCTTCAGGATTATTGTCACTATGACATGTACACTAATCGCTGGTCTTTTAGGTACGGCGGTGAGGAGGCTCTTATTAAGAGGCTTGGTTCTCGTTTTGTTAAGCGAGACAAGAACAGTGCTGGTGTTAAGTTTAAGAAGCAGCAGCATGTAGAGCACCGTATTGAATTTGATCGGGGTCTTTATCCTGATCAGTGGCGAGTTATGCAGGAAATCGCAAAGTATGGTGCGATTAGGATGGCTGAAGACGTTAAGTTGGATGTCGTCGGTATTCTTCCTGAGCTTACTCGTCGTCGTCAGGCTATTACTTGGCCACAGGGTATTAAGGTCTGGGAAGTTGATGGGGAGGGTCGTAAGACTGGAAATATTCTTTATGAGGCCCCTGCTACAGAGTCCATTAAGATGGATAAGCTTATTGAGCTTTCCAAGGAGATTATTAACGAGGATGAGGACCGCCTTGTAATCTTCTCTCAGTTTAAGGAAGCTCTCAAGGAAATTGAGCGACGCTTTAACGAGCTTGGCATTAGTGTTGTCCGTTATGACGGAGATACTTCTGATGCTAAGGCTCAGGAAGCTCAGCTTGATTTTGACGGTAAGATTGCGCCTAATCATCCGCGCTATTCAGATTGTAACCCTGAATGTAAGGGTTGGGGTGAGCCTTGCTTGGGTTATAAGTACCAGGTTATTTGTGCTCACTATAAGAAGGGCGGCGTTGGTCTAAACCTTAACGCTGCTCGTCAAATGATTAAGCTGGATAGGGAATGGAATCCGGGTAAGGAAGATCAGGCAGACGGCCGTATTGACCGTATTGACAATACCCAGGACTCTATTGTTCACACTATCCACGTAGAAGGCACTATTGACGCATTTATGGATAGCCTTATTGCAGAGAAGGCTAATGTCATTAATGGCTTCGAAGATACTCACGATATGTTTGAGAAGATGCTTAGCGCTCTTAAGGATGGGGATTTGATGTAGCCTTTAATTAAGGTCGTCATCGCTCCGGGTGATCATACTTTCACAGACACGACACAATCAATTTCGGACATTCCGGCTCTTCGGCGTGTCAAGCGGGTTGCAAATCGGGTATGCTTGTAGGGACAGGGAGAGGCAACCCTAGTCCCTAGAGCCGGTAAGGGAATATTGTCGCCACGTTAATAGTGGGAGACTCTAAGAGAGTCAGATATTCCCTTACCAATAATGGTCTGAGCAGGGTAACTTGCGCGGCGAAGTTAATAAACTGAGGCGCCCAGGTGTTAACCTACTTCATTAGGGTTTGTGTGCAAACTAACCCTAGCAAGATAACCGAATGCCGTTATCCTGCTCAGCCAAGACTAAATCCCCCCGGTTATCGCCTCATCGGGGGGATTCTTTTATATCTAGGAGTTTTATGTGAAAGTAATCTTGAAACCTACAGGTATTAGTCCTAGGAGCTATTATGTAACATTAGATTTTACAAGCTACCATAAAGAATCACCATATTTTCCTTATTATGGTACTTACTATACTTGGAGAGCTAGAGAAGTACCTATTAAATGGCTAGATAGCATGTTGAAGCCACTTAAGCTAAATCGTATCGAAGGTTGGAAAATCGTACACAATCACCACCGCGTTAATATTTACTACACTACTGTAATTTCAGATAGGATGAACAAGCGTAATGCTGTGGGTTGACTACTACATTAATGATATTACTATTAACGAGCATGAGACTTACATTGAAGGCAATCAAGTAATCTGTAACAATCTTACCTGTACTTTTATTGAAAGGTTTGATAGTCTGGACGATGCTCAAGTGATTAGGGAGATCCATGAAGAATCGTCGAAGGGTACGCCATAGCTCTAAAAAGATTACGCTACAGGAACTATGGCATAAGTATAAAGGAATTTGTCAAGGTTGTGGACAACATATTACTATAGAGGAATCTACGCGAGACCATATTAGGCCACGAGGTAGGGGTGGTCCTAATAAGCGTAAGAACATTCAACTTATGTGTAGACCTTGTAATCAATTGAAACGAGCTATCAGTGACTAATGGTAAGCCGGGCAGACCTCCTAGGTATCCTGCTATTACTGAGGATATTATTCAGCGTATCGAACGTGGTGATTTTGCTAAGCGACCTTTCCTTACTATGCGTCAGGCTGTTAGAGAGTACAGTGCTAGCAGTAGGACTATTGATCAGGTATGGGAAGCTCTTAAGTCAAAGGGCTATATTGAAGTTGTATATGGTCAGGGTACTTACGTTAAGAAGAGGTCCTCATAACTTGTACAGTATGTCGTCTCGGTCGAATATGGGAATGTGAGTATCATGGTAGATGCAATTCTTCTGGGATTGATTTGGGGAACCCTATTCGCGGGACAGATCATTATTCACAAGACTCTTCTTCAGATTCTGATGGAGCTTCGGAAGAAGAAGGACCAGTAAGGGAAATAAATACTTACAAATCCGATGCTTCACTAAAAGATCAGCAGTCTACAGGACGTAAACGCGCAGCGGAGATGTATCCGCTAGATAGGGAGGCTGATTGTGAATGGAAATTGCAGAGAAATTGCGGAGGTGGTAATAGTCCAATCATCGGTTGTCTAGAGGGTAAGCAGCAAGCTAGACACCA